CTTGTTGTTGCTAGTTGCATTTTGTTTCTCCTCAGTTGCGTAAGTGTCTATCGTTGTCAACATCACAGTCACGAGCGCGTCCACTACATCCATCGCCCGGTCTCTGTTCATAAAGCTGCCCGGTGTTCTGTTGGCAGCGTCAAAGCACAGCGCCTGGAGCTTGAGTGCTGCTTGCAGGCGTGCGTTCATAAGCTTTTGATCTTCCCGGTTCATTTCCGCGCCTTGATTTTTAGTGTGGACTGACGCACCACACGAGCCTCTTTGGCTGGCGTGATCCGAGATGGCTGGGCCTCATAGTGGCGCATGGGCCAGTAGATCTCATGCTTACTGGTTTGGCCATGCGTGTTCTTGCCCAAAATTTCTTTGAGCTTTTTCTCAGCATCGTCAATTTCCTTTTCGGCAGCCTCGATTTTCTTCTTGGCCTCAAGAATGCTGTGCGCCCAGTAGTCTTCTTCCTCGCCCAGGTAGACCACTTCATCGTCCTGATTGCCCACCGGGAACATCCGGTTGGCATCAGCAGAATCCTTTGGCGGGTACCAATCGATAACCTTGGTCTCTCGATACTTTTGCAGCTTCTCCTCAAACTCGATCACGGCACGCGAGATCATGGCGAGTGTTTGTTCGTGCCTGGCAAACAAAAAGATTCGCATCTTGGTGCCTTTGTAAAGCGTGCAGACCGCGCCCCAGCTGGCCCCAAAGCAATCCATCTGTGCCTGGAGCTGCACCGGGCCGCGATAAAGCGGTGGCGCGTCTTCTACGTCAGCTGCGGTTAGCTTGGCCTCCATGATGCCCACGCCATCAAGCTTGATGCTGGGCTGGCCCATGACGTAGATGCCCAGGTCTGGATTGGTCTCGACCACCAGGCCGCGGCCATCAGATGTGCCATCGAGCGAGCAGGCAAGCTTGAGCAACTTGTGACGGTATGGTTCCGAGTGATCGAGCTCCAGGTTATCAAGACCCAGCCTCTCAGCTGCGCGAATCAGTATGCGGCCCTCTAGATCGTTGCCCCACTCCATCGACTCATTGGTAATGTCCTCGCGCTCGAGGCCGTCAATGGCCCGAATGCAGGTCTGTAGGCTGTCGTTGGGGGTCGAGTAGGCAGAGATGCCCAGGATAGCAGGCAGCATCGAGGCGCTGGCCTGATCGTCTGGTGTTACTTTTCCATAAGCTTTCATTTCTTTTTTCCTTTTGATTTGATTAATCGATAGCTGGCGTACCGCTTGCCGTTGCTGTAAACCATCGTGGTGTGAATGTTGTGGCCAATATCGCGCAGCTCTGCGATCCTGGCCGCCAGGCGAAAGCATTGGCACCCGGCCAACGCATCGATGGGCGTAACGTGAACACCGCGTTTCAGCTCCTCAAGAATCCACTCATTCTGTCTCATAGAGTGAGCTCCTCAGACAAACATTGCGGTCAAAATCACAGCCGCCAGGCACACGGTTGCAATCACCTTGAGCCAGGGCGGGTCATCCTCCTGGGCTGGCTCCACCGGCAGGTTGTCGCGCCAACTGCGTGCAAAGTTGGTACGCGGGTCGATGAAGTGGTCTTCCTTTACTTTTCTCATTGACTTTCTCCTCAGATTAAGCAGCTAGACGCTGCAATAGGTTGGATACCTGCGATGGTGACCAGGTGGTGCCGCCGCGAGGGGTCTGCACGCTCTCGGCCTGGAGCTGCTTGGCGATTGCGCGTAGTGATGCCGCACCCATCTTGGCCACGATTGAGAGAACAATCGGTGCCACGTTGGCTGCGTAATCATCAGCTGCCTGGGCGGTAACTGCACCACCAGCTGATGGGTTGGGTGAGCCCAGGCGCACGCCACGGGCCTTGGCTGCGGCCAGGGCTGCTTTGGTACGGCGAGCTATTTCCTCGCGCTCATGCTGTGCGACCACAGCTCGGATACCGAATTCCAGCGTGCCTGCGTGCGGCATATCTGCTGCCACGATATCGACACCGGCTTTACGCAACGCAAGCAAGAAAGCTGCATCACGCGATAGACGATCAATCTTGGCAATCAAAATGGCTGCGTTGTGCTTGCGGCATTGCTCAAGCGCAAGCGCCAACTGTGGGCGCTGATCCACCTTGCCAGATTCGATCTCGGTGAACTCAGCGATGATGCTGTCGCGGTAGCTCGCAACAGCTGCCTGCTGGGCCTCAAGGCCGAGGCCAGATTGGCCCTGCTTGTCTGTGCTGACGCGGTAGTAGGCAATGTATTTGGTAGTCATTTTCAATCTCCCTCCTGGGTAGTTGATGGGGGCCGAAGCCCCCGTGATTAGAAGTTGATGGGATTGAATCCGAACGGGGCGACATAAACCACCTCGCCAGAATCGGCCAGGATAATGTCTCCAACGGAGATGGAGTGCATGGGAGCCAGACGTTCGATGTTCTGCTCTGGGCCGATGTTGCCAACTTCAAAAACACCGTCAAAAGAATCGGCCTCGATGACTGCAACCTTTTCGTACAGATCGCGAGCAGCTGCTACGGCCTTGTCGGTAGGCGACATGATGGTGTCCAGGTACAGTTCACGAACGGCGTTGTTGTCGTACTGTGCATCGGACAAATTAATTTGGAAAACTGTGTACTTTTGCATTTTCAATCTCCTGGTTGGTAGTTGACGGACATAGATATCTACGCCCAGACCAGAGTAGAGCACATGAGATATCTGCTTGTCAACCCCCTATTGCAAAAAAGATATCCACAGGTATATCCTTGCGGTATTTAACCGGAGGGGATATATGGCCACAACAGAGTTTTCGGGTTTCTACTTTCGCCTGCGCCCACAGGCCAGGCACCTGCTAGCGGCTGCCAGCAAGAAGTTGGGCAAGGATCGCACGGCTATCTTGCATGAGCTCATTGAGCAACATCTGGCCCAACACCTGGAGGTGGGTGACCGGATAGATGCCTTGATGGCCAACATTCCGGTGGTAGATATCCCAGAGGTGAAAGCCTGATGAACGGCAGGGGCAGGCGCAACAAGGGTGCTACCGGCGAGCGAGAGCTGGCTGCAATACTGACTGAGCAGCTTGGGTTTGAAGTTAAGCGCAAACTTGGCCAGGCCCGGGACGGTGGCCACGACATCGAGATAGGGCGGTTTTGTATCGAGGTCAAGCGCCAGGAGCGCCTGGCCATCGAGGATTGGTGCCGCCAGGTCGAACTTTCGGTTACCACCAGCTCAGAAATCGATTCTGAGGGCTCTGTGGGCTCGCCTGTGCCGGTGGTGATATTCAGACGCTCTGGGCAACCCTGGAGAGCTGTGGTGCCTCTGGATTGGTTTTGTAAGGCTGTGAGGGAGGATCTCAATGCCTAACGAGCTATACCAGCACGTTACCAGGCGTGAGGAAGAACTGTTGGGAACCAGGTGGTGCTCGCATTGCAGGCACCGAAGACAAGCAGCGGGGGGATTATGGAAGACATTGAACCAGGGGAAGAACAGAAGGTGGCAATGCGCGACCTGCGTGGAGAACCAGAAGGGTCGAGCTGTGCCGACTGCAAGAACGTAAGCTTTCGTGGATGGTTTCTGTGGTGTCGATTCTTTGATAAGCCAACGACCGGGAGGGTCAACGGATGTTCCGCATACCAACGAGAGTGACGAGCTACGCTGCCGGTCTTGCGGCTGTGTGCACCCTGATTCTCGGATGGTCAATCTGTCTTACGGTGGCGCTGTTGGGAATTATTCTGAAAAGTATTTCTTGCACGGAGAGGCTGCGTGGGTACTCAAGAGATATCGCTCCAAAAAGACCCGCCTGGCTTACCTCGATGCTGTGGAAGAGAAAAGAGGGCGAGCCGCCCGAATGGCGTTACGGGAAGAGATGATGAGGATATGGGAACACAAACAAACACAGCGCAAGTGATCGAGTTCAAGCTGCCCAAGCGGCCCAAGATAATTGAGAAGCAGGCACCGCCAGATCAGCGTAAGTTCGCCGTGGTTCCGATGCGTGCTGCGCTGGACACCGAGTTGCATGGATTTTCAATTAAGGTCTTGGTGCTCTTGTGCTCATACGCTAACCGAGCTGGGATAACGTGGGTTGGCCAGCAAAGGATCGCGGAGCACTTGCAGGTATCCAAGCAGCAGGTAGCCAGAGCCATGAAGCAGCTGCGAGACCGTGGCCACATCGAGGTGATGAGCAAGGGATTCAGAGGCGAGCGAGCCAACACGACCAGGGTGATCTATGACCCAGAGATCAAGGCCGATGATGCGATAGCTATCACCAGCGGCCAGGAAGACACCAGGCCACCGGAGACAAGGCGCAGGGAAACCAAAGAGATGGCCCAGCAAGGAAAGGATGTAACCCGACCGGGAAATAACCAGCCATCACAGGTCAACAAAGCACCAGACTTACCCGATCAGGAACCTGAGTTCACCGAGGAGCAGATGGCAGCCAACCGAAAGCGGCTAAGAGAGATGCTCGGAGGGTTGGCAACCAGGGACGGATTTCACTACAACAGACCAGAGAAGATAGGAGACATGATGGCTAGGAAACTAAAGGCAAAACCAACACCAAAGACACATCACATAGACAACACACAGGTTGTCAATGAAGAGGCTCTCATAGACAACATCATAGACAACACAGGTGTTGTCCAAACAAAGAAAAACATAGGTTATGAAGAGGTATTAAGTATTTATGAAGACATAAGTAAACATAGGTTTTCTAATGTTAGGACAACACGAATCGATGAGGTTGACCTGCGATGCGCTGCGATCATGTGCGAGGTTGGGGTCAGTCGGGAGAAGTTCATCGATGCCTGCCAAACCATGCCGGTCTGCCTACGGTTGTCTGAGGTCTGTGAGCAATTGGCAGGGGAGGCTACAGGATTCTGATGCCTCTAGGACGCGAATACAGACCCGTGGTTGGCTCCGTAGATGTGAGTGGCTACCCTTGCATACCCAAGGTAGCGCAAAGCCTCCTAGAGCCTGCTATGCGATTCCGTACAAAGGCATACGTTCCTATGCGTTTGGACACCGGTGGGAGGGGTGGGCAACGCGATCCTGGCCGTCCGCGGGAGGGGTACCTATGGCCCCCCCGGCGTGGGCCTATGCGTATGGGTGAACCTCCCAAATTTTCCCCATATTTTCATGGCACAGGTTTTTGACTTTACTTGGAGGAGATGCATGACGATGGAAGATATCTTGCGTGACTTTGTGTTGCAATTGCTACGCAGAGGATTTACCGTGGCACAGATTGCAGAGGCCCTGGCAGCTCAGAAGATAGCTCTGATGCAGGCTGACGAATACTTGTCTGCAATCAAAGAATCAGACTTACAACCTTGAGGAGATATATACATGGCATATGAGATGAAACCTGGTCAGGGGTCTGCCTGGCCAAACGAGAAGAGAACTGAGGATTGGCATTCTGCTTTCCGGGGTAAGGTGATGCTGCCAGATGGCAAGACCCATTGGCTGGACATCAACCCAAAGAACTCGGACGGTAAGACCTGGTACCAGGTGAAGATTGGCAAAGAGGTGGCAGCCCAGGGTGAATCCTACTCAGCTGCTCACAAACCATTCCCGGCCCAAGACCAGCACAACAAAGCCAAGGCAAACGGATTTAAAGACCTTGACGAAGATATACCGTTCTGATGGCCAGACCTAAGTCGCGTATATCCGAGCAGGTGCCCAGCCTCAAGAACTGGGGCGGGGTGCGCTCGATCTCCAGGCGCATGGAACGCTCTGCCACCATCATAGAAAACCGGGAGGCCATTGCGTTTTCCCTGCTGTGCATGGCCAACACTAAAATCACAGATATCTTAACTTGGGACGAGGACGGAAATGTCAAGATTAAGGCGGCAAGTCAAATTCCAGATCACGCCTTGCAGGCAATCAAAAATATCAGGGTCAAGCGTGAGAAGGATGGTTCGCAGACGCTTGACGTTGAACTTTACGACAAAGTTGGCGTGCTCCGTTTACTTGCTAAAGCGTCTGGATTACTTGATAACCCGGACGATGGATCGGATAAACCATCAGTCATAGGCATCAATGTCCAGGCTCCCGAACCCATCGATGTGGAGGTGAAAGATGAAACAAGATTGGATTAATAGCATTGCCCACCTAAACGCCCAAAGCGCAGGCATTTTCTTGCTTTCAATGATTGCTTTGATTGCAGTAGTAATCATCATAGATATACGAAAAGAGAATGACAAAAACTAAAGAGCGCAGTCAAAAACAAATCCCATCTACCGGGCTAAATTTAAATTTTTCAAGGTCTCCGTCTGTCTGGGGATTCTTGCAGTCT